ATTAGAATTAAAAAAGAGGGCGAGGACATAGCCCAAGCCCCCTCTTGATTTACATTAACTCGGATTAAGAGTAAAGGACTACGTCAGCTCCGATTCCGTACTGAACTCCTGCGAAGAAGCGTAGGATCACGCGGATGTTGTCTGACCCGTCAAGATCAGCCATATCAAGAACGCGAACTTCGTTACGCTCGTTCAAAAGACCAGTTCCGAAGAACATATTGCTTGCTTGAGCAGCGACCATCTTGTTAGAAGGTAAGCCGTTACACATTACAACCTTGATGCCATCAAAGAACAAATCTCCTTGACCATACCACATTGTGCCTTTGTTGTCAACACCGTTGGCTCCAAGACCTGAAGTTCCGAACCCACCAAGAGCGCGTACATAAGCCTTTGCTACGTTTTGTGGGACAAAGATTTGCAGGTCTTCTTTTCCGTAAAGGGCAGAAGGGATAGCATCAGCAACTTTACCAAGCTCGGTGATTACGTTAGCAGCAGTCACGGTTGTGGCAGTTACGTCAATAACGTCAGAGTCAGCAGTCATCAATGAAAGGAATCCGCTAAATTCTCCTGCGCTTGCAGCAGTACCGTTCCAAATGTTCTGCTCAATCTTCTGTGAAGTCTTTGCAGCAACGTGGGCGATAAGGAAGTCAGCGAAAGAAGCAGGGATGCTATCATAAGCAGAGAAACCCATCTGACCACCAATCCAAGAATCGTAGTAGTCCTTCTTGCAAAGCTGCAAGTTCACTTGGAATGGCTCAACCTCAAGAACACGGTCAGTCAAGGTCAAGGTGGAAGTTGCATCAAAATCACAAGTGGCATCTTTTACGATGTCGTTTGTGTTCACCTTCTGAAGGGTGGTTTTGAAGTTTACGTTTGGAAGGATTTCAATAAGTCCTTTGTCAAGCGTGTTAGCAGAAAGAAGTGCAGCAGAGATATACTTGCTTGCAAACGCTCCTGCGTAGTTTGTTGTGATTGAAGTAGTTGTAGCCATTTTTTTATTTATTAACTGTTGATTCGTGCAAGGACTCGGTCAATCGCTCTTTCGGGGCGGTTAGAACTCATCTTTTGGACTTGCTTTGTTTCGGGATTATGTTTGATGGGCTTCGCAGCAGGTGCGGCAGATAGTTCTGCTTTAACCGCAGCCATCTCCTCCTTCTTGGCGTAGCCGCCCATCTCCTCACGCATTCCTTTCATCTCCTCACGCATCATTGCAATCTCCTCGAGAACCTTCTCAATGATTGCGACAACCGCAGGGGCTTCTTCTACTTCCTCTGCAAGTTCGGTAGATGCTGCGGCCTCAACCTCAACTTCTACTTCCTCTGCTTCGGCAGCAGCTTCTTTGATTTCAGCGATTACGCCTTCTTCGGTGATGACGAGTACACGACCATCTTCAAGGAGGTGTTCGCCAACAGGAGCAGCAACTCGGTCATCGCCACTTACGACAAAGACTTCGTTACCTGCTTCAAATGATTCTGCCTCAAGAACGGCTCCGTTCTCAAGTGTCATTTGCTCGAACTTAACCTCACGGATGGAGGATAGTTCGGCAAGGATGCGGTTTAGGATATTGTTTGCTTTCATATCTAACTAATTAAAGGGGTTTTGATTATTTGTAACATTTTTATAGGTCTTGCCATAGAGTATTTGTAGACTCCCATCGGGTGTTGATGGTCTGCCACTCCTCGCCTCTTATCTTAACGCTTATGCCTTGACCTACTAAAGAGCCAATGCCTTGCGCTTGCAATGAGCCATCGCAGCAGTTAGACTTGTAGGTGTTGTCTTTGCATAAGCATCCACGCCTGCCACCTCTCGGTGACGCTACGGGGAGTTTCATTGGTCTATACATTGCCAAGTTCTTTTAGTTTGGATTCCGCCCAACGCTTACCTGCAAGACCGCCCCATAGAAGGAACGATATTGTGCCGCAGGCTTGCGTGTCGTTCTCATCGTAGTATTCTTCGGCTCTTGATAGGTACGAGTACATCCGTGTAATGGTCTCCACGCTTACAGGCTTGCCCTGTGCGAGCTGCTGCGCCCTTACCTTACCGACAGGCGTTGCACACTTGTTGCCGTTCTTCTCGTTTAGTTCAATGCCACGCTTGGCGTTGTTCTTTACCGCATCGGGGTAGTCAGTAAAAGATTCCATCTCTGTGCGTGTTCCCGATTTCTTACGACCATCCCTTTTTATGATAGCGACAATCTGCGCAAGCATCAACGCTGCTTCTTGCTCCTCTATCTGCGCCATCTCTTGCTTGGCAAGGTTTAGCTTGTCCACGAAGTACCCCTCAATAGAGAAGCCTTTGACCTTCCCAGTCTTGACAAAGTTTGTCCAAATCTCTGGGTTGTTGACTTTCATAGATACCATCCAAGTGCCGACTGGTAAATCAAAGCCGTACTTCTTGCTCTTGTCGTGGACTTCGTCTTCAATAATCCAAGACTCCACAACCGTAAGGCCGTTGATGCCTACCTCGTGTTCAAGGGTAGCGTTGTTCTGTTTGGACTTCTGAAAGAACATCTCGCTTGCTTTTCTGATCGTGGCTTCGCTGAAGTAAACGTAGAACTCCTCTTGCCCCTCTGCTCGGTAGATGGGCTTGTTGGGTACGAGTGCTGCTCCCATAAGGATGCGCTTCTCATCGCTCTGCGTAGCAAACTCAACCCGTTGTGAGTTGAGGGCTATGAAGTCCTCCTCAATAGCAGGATATTCTACAAGGGAGATTGCATCAATGCCAGTTAGCAGCATTGATTCATCAAGTATAAGTTCAATTAGTTTCATCATCCGAATGTTGCGGTTTTTACTCTTTGGCGTTGTAGTTGTTGTGAGGTCGTTACATCCTGCCCCACAACGTATGCACGGATGGGCTGCTGAAACTGACCACCTATGCTCTGCGCAAGTTGGTTAAGGTTAGACTGCCCTACGATGTTAAACTGCGCAGGGGTAGAGGGCTGCGAGAGCGTGTTTGTTATGGCAGGGCTGCTACCACCGCCACCCGATTCAGTAGGCACTTGCGTAGCGGTTATTTTCTTTGCATTCGCAATACCCGTTGCGATGATTCCTGCGGCTCCTATGTAACCAAATACACCACCTTGTGCGAGAGCCTTTGTAGCTCCCGTATAGGTGTCAATGGCTACCTGTGCTAAAGCGATGCCTTTACCAAGCAGCGTATTCTCACCCACGAGTTGTGCGATGCCGTTTAGTGCGCCTTTGATAGCATCTAACTTTGCCTGCTGCAAGTTCTTCTCCAAAGCCAAACGCCCTGCTGCGTTCTCCGCTTCAAATAACTTCAGAGCATTCTCTGCCTCTGCTCTTGCTGCGGTTCCTGCCTTTGTAGCCGCTACCTCTTGCTCAAGCAATGCCTTCTTGCGGTTAAATACATTTTGTGCTATCTCTATTTCTTTCTCGGCTCTTGCTACCGCATCATCTATGAGTTCAAGTTGAGCGTTCTGCTGAATCTCAAATATCTCTTGGTCGGTCTCACCGATGCTCTTGGTGATGTCTAACTGCTCACGAAGAAGTGAGTTTTGATTTGCAAGGGCTTCAGACTCTTGACCAAGTAGCCTTTCTGTCAAATCAGTTAGCTCTAACTTTGCTTGTGCTAACGCAACTGCATTCTCCGCACTATCTATAACGGCTAATTCTGCTTGCGCTAAATCAATCTTTTTTTGTATTTGTTGTTCTTCTAACGCTGCTTGTTTCTTAAAAGAGTCAAGTAGCTCTGCGTTTTTTTGTAACCTTACGTCAATAGATGTATTTTCATCATCACGCAACTGCCGCAGCTTCTCTTGGCCTGCTTGGAACTCAAGCTGAATCTTCTGCCGTTCTATATCAGCAAGTGCTGCGGCCTTTCGTAACGCTACCAATTTCTCTGCATCGCTTGTGGCCTTGTCTATATCCAACTCCTGCACCGCCTTTACAACGCTCTTGGAAACTGCTACAACGGTCTTTGCCACTTCGCCTGCGGCTTCTGCAAGGTTATTGATGACCATCTTGCCACTCTCCAAAAGGTTCTCCCCCGTCTTGGTCAACTCCTCACGAGTGAGGGCTATCTCCTTGTTTAGTTCTTTGATGCGTGTTGCATCCTTATCTCCAAAAAAAGACTTCTCCCAAGCAAGCTGCGTTTCAAGTACCGCTAACTGGATGCCCTGTATGATGCCTACAAACACATTGAGTACTCCGCTAATCAAGCCACCCAGTACCTTCTTCGTTGCATCAAAGCCTCCGTTGAGTTTGTTCTGCTCCTCTACTGCTCCAAAGATTGCTTCGGTTATCTTACTGAAGATAATGCTCAAGGTAGTCATCACCTTGCTGACTGCATCTACTACCTTTTGGTTGCTTTGAAAAGCCTCCGATAGTTTATCTACTACCCCAACAAGAAGGCCAAGACCAAGACCGCCTTTGAGTAGGTTTCCTAATCCGCTTGCTGCTCTCTTTGCAAGCTCAAAGGGTGCGGTAACGACTTTCTTTAGGCCGTCAAATGCCTTGTTGATGATACCGCCAGTCTTCTTGGCCTCCTTGCCTACGTCTGCCGCTTCCTTCTGTACGCCACCGAGATTCTTCTCAAGCTCCTCAATCTTTTTATTAAGCGCATCAATCTGCTTCTGAAAGCCCGAAGTATCTCCTTCAATACGAATTTCTTCTACTACTGCCATTATCTACGTTTTAGGAACTCCTTCCAAGTTCGTGGTATTGCGTTCTTGCCCTTTGCTATGTCAATAGTTTCGGAGACGTTGCGATAGTCACTTGCTTGCAGCAGTTCTATCAAATAACTTAAATAGGTGGGCTTCATACTACGTTAAGGAGTTCAAATGATGCTTTGCCTGTGGTCATATTTAGACTCACGTTGTTGATTAGGTACTTGGTGTTGTTCCAAATGATTGCATTCTGAAGGTTCAGCGTGATGATTTTACCAATGGGCAACACCGCTTCTACGTTGTACAACCTGCGGCTCTTGGCGTATAGGTCGGTGATGTAGTCGCTATACTCATTAAAGTAAAGGCTTTGGTTTACCGATTGCAGGTGGTATGGGTCTATGTCTGCGCCAAAGCAAATAGAATGCGAGTCTGCCGCGCTTGAATAGCGGTTAGATGTATTGGCATACCAAGCGATGTTCACTTGTTCGTGAGTGCCATCTGCATTTACAAATGTTAAAGGATTTGTTTCTTCAAGGTCGTAGTTATCAAAGTAGCCATAAAACAATACGGGCGCACCCAAGTATGGGTTGAATATACCATCCTCATTTGCTTCGCTTGTGATGCTTTTGTACACGAGTACGTTGGTGAGAACTCCGTTTGCTTGGTCAGTAAGCCGCTCAAACAAGGGGCATTCAAACGGCACCTCAATAATAAAATCATCGCCATCAAAACTAAAGGTGTTGTTCAAATCCCCAAAGCCTACGTTGTTTGTCTGTAAGTATTGAAATCCAATTATTGCTTGGGTCTCTTGGTACTTAAATTCAATCTCCCTGTAAAGGGGTGGGCGGTTCACGACATACTCCGTGATATCAAGATAGGTCTGATAGTTTTGGTCGGTTCCTGCTGCGTACCAATCCTCCAACGGCTGAAGCAAGAAGCTCGTGGATGTAGTTGGCACAATCACCATATTGTACATCTTCAGAATACCTGCCAAGAAGTCCTTTACCTTTATTTCGGGCATTATGTCTTGCACTACCACTTGAAAGGAGTAGGTTGCGGAGGTGGTTTGGTCTACCGAAAAACTTACGGCAGACGTATCACCATCAACGGCAGAATAGTCCGTGCATTGGTAGTTTAGTGTAGTAGCACTTTGCGGTCTGATAAACAACTGCACCGTATCTCCTGCGCCATACGACAAAGCAGCCATTGTTGTAGTTACGGAAGATGCAGCGTGAGCAGCAACCAATACAGAAAAATCAAACACCCCATTGCGAAATAATGAAAGCTCATAGGGCGCACTTACGTTTGCCATTGTAATATCCAAGTCATATTGCTTGCTATCTACAACTGTCCAAGTGTCGGTAGTCAAATTAAACTGCGAACCGCTACCCGTATTGCGATTCATATTTATTAACTGATAAGCAATGTCGTTGCCTCCGCTAAATAGATAGCCCTCGTAGCGATGCAGCCATAGCGACAAATCAACAAACGGAGTAGCAGACAAGAATGAACCTGTAAACGTGATGCCGTATTGGGCTGCTATTGCATTAAGTATAGACTGAACCTTGAGCGCAGGCTTTAACTCGTAGTAGCGGATTCCGCGCTGACCTGCGCCTCCCGAATGATGAGCGATATTGTTTTCGTTATTAGCAGCACCACCACTACCACTCCGATAAAACCAATTCTTTACAGGGCTGCAAAGCGGATAGAACAAGCCTGTGTCATCATTGGTAGTTAGCTTATTAAATACCACAGTATCGGTGTACTCGTGGTTGAACTCTGCAAAGTCAACGTCATACAGGTAGTCCTCGCCAAACAAATCAACAAGCGTTACCACATCCCCATAGAACGTCAGCGTGTACGCATATGGCTCTGTGCCTTTGAGCTGCACGTTCTCTACCTCTATCACCCCCGTACGGAATGGCAAGGAGTTTATTTCAATTCTTGCTTCTTGCCTTAGCCTTCCATCAAAAGTGTTAACGGTGCTTGTCGTAGTTGCACCTGCGTTCCAAGCCGTGTTAAAAGTATTCCAAGTGATGCCTATGCTATTCCATACAGGGCTACCGCCAGTCTCGGTAGTGATTATAGACTCCGTGATATTGGCGTTGTAGTAGTGCTGAAGTATCTCGTTATTGCGTGGGCTTGCAGGAATAGTGAACCCCTGCGTGAAGTCTGTGAACACCTTTGAGATGTCCTGCACGTTCTGCACAGAGAGGTTGATGCTGATCTCCTCATCATCAAAGATGTCAAGGCGAAAGCCATTGACGTAAATATCAACCTTGTTCATCGTACCAAACTGCGCTCATCAAATCCGAAGTCAAAGGACATTGTGTAATTGATAAGTTTTGTGTTAACGCTCTTTTGGTATTCTATGCTGCCACGATTCGGAACGGCACTCACCCAGTTGCTATTGGTATAGACCGCGACATACTCGCTCATCAGAATGTCCTCAATAGTCTCATCGTAGTTTTGGTCAACGAACCCTGTGTTTAGAGTTAGGGTGTTGCGAGAGTTGACGTTGAAGGATTGGTACTTGCCTACCTCCAATGAAGGGGTGGTGAAGCCATCGTTGTAGATGCTCTTTTGGTAGGAGTCCTGCGTGAAGTTACCACGCTCATCGCTGCGCTTAAAGAAGGTGATGAAGTCAGCAACGCCAAAGCGGTTGATGAACGCCACCTGCACAGGCGTGTACTTTGCCTCACATTGAACATAGTACCTCACCGTTCCAATCGTGGTATTGGATGCGTTCTTTAGAATTACATCGTAGTACTGCCCTATGCCACCATTAGGTTGCTCGCTTGGCTTTATCTCGGTAGGTAAAAAAGGATTGTTCTCAAGGTTTGCTGCGCCAACGCCTGCATAGATTACAAGGTTTTGTGAGTTGTTGGTTGCGCGTGTTGGTGGGGCGGTGCTGACGGAACTCACATAAAAATCATCAGAATCACCACTCTGCCAACTAATGATAATTTTAGCAAGACCATTATTTACGCTATTGTTAATCGCAAGGGATTCGTAGTTACCGACAAGCACCTGCCGATTGCGATTCGTGGCAAGCACGGCCTGCGTTACCGCAACAGGGGCTATGTTATCACGGGTAGCCCATCCATCGGTCGTGAGGTATGCGTATGCGGTAGGGGATTCATCTGGGAAGGTTGCGTTGGCGGGTGCTGCTCCGTTGTTAGAGAATGTCACAGAGCCTTCGGGTACTATCCACAACGCCTCACCCTGTGGGCTTTGCGTGTAGCCTATGTCATTCCATACGCTGAAGTCGTGGTAGAACTCCGAGCGCACAAGGTCGCTGATTTCAAAGTTGATGACTTGGTTTATTGAATAGTCTTTGCTCAAAGAATAGTTAAACGAACCCGATGCAGCAAGCACCCCCGTACGAATGCGCAGGTTTAAGTCCATCTCTGTGAGCGTGTCAAGCGCAAGAGCGTTGTTCTTTGCCGTGATAAATTGTGGGCTTCTTGCCATAGCAAGGCTGCTCGGTGTGGAAAATACAGGTGTACTCATAGTTTTATATTTAAGTCCTTACGGGTAAATGCTTGCAAATCATCTTTGCCTAATTGGAACGACTGAATAAGCTCGGGGGGTAGCTTGGCAAACCCAAGCCTAAAGGGTGTGCTAAAGAACTTCGTTGCAGGGATGCCCTGCCGATATACCGACTCACGCACCGCAAAAGGATTTAGCCCCTTGCTCTCTGCCCACCGCTTGAAGTGCTTGGCGGATGGCTTCTTGCCCTCCTTGTAACTGTATGGGCTATTGGGTGCTTTCTGCTTCCATATCTTGCCCTTGTTGTTTCGCCTGTTGAATGGACTTGTGGACTTTCTCGTGCCTCCTGCGCCCTTTACTCCCTTGTCTTGGAAGTCACCATAGTCCTCCATCTCAATGCCAAGAGTAAACGAGTTCTCGCCTACAAATAGTTTATACTGCAAAGAATTGTAAAGGGTCTTGTCAAAGTTGTGCTTGCCTTTGGTGAGGTTAGTCCTCGCCTGCTGAATAACAAACTTTGCAAACTTGGTAAGCACCGCTTCCAACAATTCCTTCCGTGCCATTTTAGCAGATGCTGATCTCGGTGTTTGCAAGCAGCACATCAAACGTGGCAGTCCACCCTGCAAGCAGGTTCTCAAACCTCTCGCTAAAGGGAACGCAAGAAGCAGTACCATCCAACTGGTAAAGGTCGGTGTACAGAGTACCCCTGCGCAGTTCTGTCACCACATCGTTGATTACTGCGAGTTGGGTGTTCAGTATGTTTTGCTCGTTGCTCGTGCCGTAGAACGGCTCTGCCTGCAAGCGTGGGTTCTCTTTGGTCTCATCTACCAAGTCCATACAAACGATGCTTACATTCATCCGTACTATTTGTCCCTCGAATGTTGCTTGGTTGATTATGATATGCGACAAAGGGAAGATGGTCTGCTTGTTCAGGTCGATGTCAAAAATATCCCCTGTCGTTACCACGTTGACTTGGCTATTCGCTTCAAGCGTGTCTTTTAGCTTGGTGGTGATGTCGTAGAACTGTCTCATTTTTTAATCTTATCTAATTGTTTGCGTTCAACGTCTATGCGCTCTTTTTCAAAAACGAGAAAGGTAAGGGCTTCGTGAACGCCAAGCCTTCCGACTCGTTCAAATCTTGTAACATCTCCTTGAGCAAGCTGATGGAAGGAAGAATACCATCCCCACTTTCTACCGAATTGGGACTCTGCGGAGTACTCGTTTTCTCCTTCTCCAAAGAGGTCAGGGTAGCGAGCAGTAGTTCGTTTCCTAAACGCCAAAAAAAAACCGATGCTCCCATAACAACATCCATTGGCGCATCCTTCATTGATGCGGAGTACTTGGATGCTGATTCGTATGGCTCAATAGCATACCGCTTACCTATGCGGTCGGTGATGGGTCGGTAGAGGACTGCCATCGTTTTGTGCAGCTCTTGTATGTCACCCATATAATTGTCCAAGTCCACATACTCCCCAAAGGTGATGTCCTCAAGATTAGGGATGAACCCGTAGGTTTCACCGCCCATCGTGAACTCCGTCTTTAGGTTTGGCTTCTCGTTGAACATCGTATTGATGTGGCGCATCACATTGGCTACGCTTGCGAACTTTACGTTGGGCAGTTCTGCCAGAGGCACTCCGCAGAATATCTCAAGCATCTTGTGGGTCAAGAACTCCTCATCGCCCTCTAACCTCGCAAAGCGTTGGTATTGGTCAAGCGTGATCTCTGATAGGGCGGTGGGTACAATTACCTTTAGTTCCATTGTATTAAAATAACCTTTTAGTTTTAGCGTATGGCATACCTGCCAAAGTTAGGGCGGCTCAACTTGTTATACGTTGCATAGCGAAGCGCATCTATGGCGTGGTTGAATGCATCAATCGGTTTGTTTAGCAGGTTGCCGTTCTTATCTTCTACCCACTTGTAGTTTTGAAGTTCCTTAATTAGATTGCTGCTTCGTGGGGTTACAAATAGCTTGTGCCGCTTCAGTACGTCAATGCCCACTATGACGCTATCTGCGCCCTTCTGCGTGGGTTTCACGTTCCATCCCATACGATGCAACTCCTCAATAGATTTGGGTTCAGCAGAGTCAGCATATATCTCTGCCCTTCTATCAAGACCAAGAGAGTTCAATACGTTGCTGATGTCGGGATTTGTCATCCCCGTGCGGTAAATCAATTCATCCACATAAAGATTATCACCCGACTTGTAAACTGCCACAAGTGCGGTAGGGTCATTGGTGTACCCAAAGTCCATCCCGTGACATAAGAGCGTGGCATCCGTTGGTATCTCTGCCTGCCCGTATTGGAAGATGGTGGCTCTGCTCATCCCACGTTCTCCTAATCCGTAGATTCTCCAGTAATCATTGTCCGTATGTTGCAGCCTCTCTATCTCCTCCACGATTGAAGCATCCAAGAACGGGTTATCAAGGTAGGTTGACTGGATGTAGGTAACGTCATCACGGGTCAGCAACTTATCGTAAATCCAATGGAACGCATCAGAGGGGTTGTAGTCAACCCATATCTTGCCTGTGGTACGAATCAACAACTGAAAGAAATCCTCCCAAGTGAGTTCGTTTGCCTCGTTGCAAAATAGGTAGTCACGTCTTGCTCCCCGTTTCTTCTGCGGTTGGTCAAGGCTGATGAACTCAAAGAGGTTGCCGTTCAGCTCGTAGGTGTAGTCGCTCTTGTTATGCCGTGCCTCATCGTACAGTCCATTCACATTTAGGATTTCAAAGAAGTCACGATAGGCCGTCATCTTTAGAGACGGCAGCGACTTGCGCACGATTGAATACACCTTGCCTCTATCCTCCATCGCCATCACGATGAGCATCTGCAAAAGCGAGTACGTCTTACCAGAACGGCTACCGCCTTGATTGACTACTATCCGAGTTGGTGCGGTGTAGTTCTTCTCAAAGAGTTCGCTACTCTTTAGGTTTAGTTCGGACAATCTCTACTTTGATTTTCGTTAGCTCATCCGATACTTCGTGTGAGTTCTCCACCCTTGCGAGTTTGGGAGTCGTGTACTCTGCCATCTTGTTCAAGAGGTCAAGTGCGCCCTTCGGGTCATCAGCAGCAACTTGGGTGAGCCATAGGGTCATATTCTCAAGGTTGGCTTCTATAAGGGTTTGGAATGCCTCTCTGATTTTGTTGGTGGTCTTGTTTGGTGTTCCGCTTGGCCTTCCTGTGTTGCCTGCTATGAACCTGCCTTTGTCATCTTTCATATCCGTTAAATTCCGTTATTTTCGGTTTTATCTAAATAACCCTTTTTGCGAGGTGGTGATCGTGTGTTGCTTTAAGTCGCTCCTTCCATTCTTTGATATCCCCGTATGCAACGTGGCAAGGTCGGCATAGAGCCATTAGGTTTTCTATCGTATCAGCAATTTTGCTTCCACCCATTCCGCGTGATTCTATGTGGTGAATGTCAACCGCAGTAGCTCCACAAACTTCGCAGCCTATCCAGTCACTGGTTGCATAGCCCATCCCTTTGAGATAGACCTTTGTGTGGTTCTTCATAGTCCGCAGTATCCCGTATCGCATTCGTTAAAATCATCATCAAACAATTCAAACTGCGAGTTCCAATTCTTGATGTCATCGTAGGTCATCTCTGAACGCCAATGTGCATTGTTGATGCTCTCTCGTTCACGCTTGGCAAACCATTCTAACTTATTGGGATGCTTGTCAAACATCTTGCGAAGTAGCAAAGGGCTTTTATGAAAGCACCCTACGCAGTTGTTCATCCAAGCAAAACGTACAGGCTTGCCAAGCCAATACTTTTCTATGTGGTCTTTGTAGATGTTGTCATCTATCAATGGGAAGTGAGGCTTCTGATATGGAACATCTACCCATTTGTTTCTGCCGTCTTTGTGTTTCTCGAATGTTGCTTTGAATGTAGTAAGGCCATCTTGGTTCACTCGCTCCATCATATTCTTTGCCCTACTGGTTTCGTTAGCACGAAAGCCTATGCGAGTTTCAACAGGCTCACCAATGTTCTCTGCCATCCAATAGAAGATAGGTTCAATCTTCATTTGTATGGTGCAGAATCGTTGCACCTTGTTTGGCAAGTAAACCTTCTCCTTTCGTTGTGTGATTTGGTCAAAGGTCTTGCCCGTCACCCAAGTGATAGGTCTGCCGATGTGCTGCTCAAGGTCAAGCATAGTGTAGATAATCATATCATCTTCTGCCGTTCCGATGAATGGAGCTTGGATTCTGTCTTCTACCTCTTTGCGTATTTTGGCATCGGGGAATAAACAGTTCTTGTCCTCAATTCTTACAAGAGAGAAGATGTCATAATCCGCAGGATAGTTTGCTGCGATGTACGAGGAGGTCTTGCCTCCCGACAATGAGTTTAGCGTTTTCACCTTTGGTAAATCCAACAGTCATCAATGAACGTAGCACGAGGCAGCAGTTCATCAACGGCTTGGATTACACCCTGCCAATGTTGGTGGTAGTCATCTCCTGCGATGAATCCTCCCTTCTTTACTTTGGGTAGCCATAGCTTGATATCCTCCTTTACCGCCTTATAGGAATGGTCAAGGTCTATGAATACCACGTCAAGGGATTCGTTCAGAAACATTTTTGCAGCTACTTTGGATGTTGCTTTGATTACATTGTAATTACGCGAACCCATATTCTCCAAGAATAGCTCGTAGATGTCGTTGGTCTTGGCGAGCTTGTAGTAGGAGTCTATGTACTCTGCCGTTCCTTTGAAGGAATCTATGATTGTGATTTCTTGGTGTGTTGCTTTGTCGCATAGGTAAGCTGATGACTTACCGAGCCACGCACCCAACTCTACGAATGTGCCGTCTTCGGGCATATTGGCAAGTAGGTAGTCGTATGCTGCTTGGTGGTTGAACCACCCGTCTATTTGTTTGCTCGTTTTCATTTTAGGGCGTTGTAATAACAAAGGTACTGCTCTACGCAGATAAGTGTGCCTTGCTCGGATGCTGCTTGTGCAAAGGTACCATCTGCCTCATACGTCATTTCAAAGCGCAGGTTGGGCAAGTCGTATGGCTTGAACATATAGCAGGCAGTATCTATGTTGCCGACTCTTGGTTGGTCGGTAGGGCGTAGCCTACCTACTTGCCCCCACGTTACGATTGAGCAGTCAAGTCCGTTTAGGTTGTTCCACTCCTCAAGGAATTTTGGGTGCAGGATATTGTCATCATCCAGATAGTACACCCAATCTTCTTTGGTAAAAGAATCAGCATACAACTCAAGGAACTCATTGCGTAGGGGGTGTCCTGCGGTACCTGTGCGTGTGGAGTAGTGTGTGATTGATGCGCCTGTTGCTCCCTTGAAGTCGGTAGCAGCATCCATCATCACCACCCACGTTGCATAGGCAGGGATATGTTGTTTTAGCCTAACGAGGTTATGAGGGCGTGAGCAGGGGGTGACTATGTAAAGCATCGCAGTTCGTTTATCTTATCCATCGTGAAGTCCTGCACATACTCGTATAACGATTCTGTTAGGTCAGCCACTTGGTTTGGGTTTTCTTTGAGCCTCTTGATTGCTCCTGCCCATTCGCTTGGGTGCTTGATAGCAATACAATTATCTTTTGTAATGTACGGGGAATAGGGTTGCGTGTTGCTCACTATCAAGGCGCATTTGCTAAAGCCTGCCTCAAGCATCTTTAGGTGCGACTTGCACTTGGCGAACTCGGATGTCATAAGCGGTACGAGGCTCACGTCAAAGAACTCGTAGAGTTTATGGTAGTGTGTTGGTGGCATCGTGGGCAGCCTATGGCTTGCCTTCATTATATCTGGGTAGCCATCTACCTCTGCCACATACCCTTGATAGCCCTCAAGGTTGATTGTGGACTCTCTAACATCTGCTGCGTGGTGGTTGCCTCCGATATACCCGAAGCGTACTTCTTCGCTTGGCTTTCTCTCTACCTGCCACGTTGCTACGCTGATGGCGTTTGGTATGATTCGGATGTTGGTATTATACTTTTTTACTTTAGAGGCAAGGTGCTTGTTTGTCACCCATACCTCATCAGCCGCTTTCATAGAGCGCACGATGCGCGTTCTCATCTGCTCAACGTACAGACCTTGCAGGGGATGCGTAGGAGGCAGCACCCACCAATCATCATTGTCAACGATTAGCTTGATGCCCTCCTTACGGCAGAGCTTTACGAAGTCATCAAACGGCTCTACTGGGAATGCACGGCTTGCAAAGATGTGAGTGACTTTAGGCCACATCTCGGGGTCAATGTCCGTTATCTTCTCAATAAAAAAGACATCGGCATCCTTGTGGCATATCAAGGGTGCAAATGTCCTATGGTGTGATACACCCGAGTTCTGCTTGTGGAACGCAAGCACAAAGGGTCTAATCATACGCTCGCCTCTTGGTCTTTGAACCATTGCGCCATCGCTTTGCGGTCTAAATACTTTACCCACATCCGAGCAGCTACTGCTCTACGTTGGGGCTTGAAGGGGTAGGTGCTACGGAGCTGCGCCATAGCAATCCTCATAAACTGATCTTGCATTATTCTTTGGTATTTGAGGTGTTGCAAAAAATGCAACGATTGGTTTAATGTTAAAGTTTGGTATTCCAATGGTATTCACATTGCCCGTTCTTGATTGGTACTCCAAAGAAAAACGATTGATACATTCCCGTTGAGGCGGTAAAGCGGTAGCAGGTTTCTTTGAGGGCGCAGCCCTCTCCTGTGCATTTAGTGATGTCGGTCATAACGTGCCTACTATTGTGTACGAATCCAAGTCCTCACCCAAGATAAAGAACTGCTTGTACAATTCTATTGCCTCTAAAGTCTTACGCTCACCCTCTGCCACGAACTCGGGACTCACCGAGTAGATGCCTATGTCAAGGCTTGCCTTGTCAATAGCGACAAAGAAGAACTTGTCAATCGGCACTCCAAACAATCGGGTGTAGATGAACGCCTGCACATCGTAGCCGTACTTTTTGGCAGAGTATGGGAATGCTCGTAGGTCGGTTGTTGTTTTCAAGTCAGCCAAGAATCCATCAGCGTAGATGTCAGCCTTTGCCCTAAAGGGCAGGCCGCCAATCATACCAATTTTTGGTACTTCAAACTCGCAGCCTGTGATAAGCCCAAGCACGTTCTCGTTGCGCAGGAGCGCATCAGAGATACGTTGCGCCTCGTTGTACTCCTTACGGGTACAAAGGTTGCGCTTGCCCTTCGCATCCTGCCAAGCCTTTGCGTTTTTACTCTGCACCTCAATCACCTCGTAGTCTGCTACCTTGTGAGGCTCAAGAGCCATCAGGTGAACGAGCCTGCCTACGGCAAATGCATCGGAGTCCTCGCTGCCGTACTTCGTAACGTAGTGATACGTCTTTGGTGATGTCAGCAGCAGCTTACAAGCAGAGGAGGATAGAGCGTTCTTACCCAGTACCCCGTAGTAAAATTGGTCATCGTGCATCTTCTCAAGGATTGTCTCCATATCCCAAGTGCTTCCGTCTAAAAGTTCTATGATTTTCATAAGATTGGTTTTGTTAATTAAATAAAGGTATGCATTTTTTTGCGACTGCTGCAACCACGTCAACTGTTACTGCGTTACCGCATTGCTTGTATCGTTGGGAGTTGCTCATAGGCTTCACTTCTCCATCGTAATTGCCATAAGCCGTATGCTGATCTGGGAATCCCTGTAAGCGTTCACATTCAATAGGCGTTAGCCTTCTGATGCGGTAGCCATCAAATAACCCTTGCGAGTTGTGCTTCGGGTCAGTTAGCGTTGGAATGACATCACGAACCGATTGATTGTAAAAGTCAAGACCTTTAACTTCTCCTTCAGTTAAAGTGTTTCTTCTGACTAATTCGTTTGCTGCTTCGTATTTGTAGTTCGGTTGAACTACTGCTTGATTGCAACTCGTTTCAAGTGTCTGCGCCTTCTGCTTTCCTACACGGCCTCTGCGAGTTTCGCTTTGAGTGCGAGAAGTGTAAATGGTATCACCGCTTGTTGCTTCTTCGTACCCTAAACTTGTGGCTGACTTTACTCGTAGAATCAAATCATTTTTACCTTGATTAAGAGCAGGAACAATACCATCAGCATCGTACACTCGGTCTTGCTGATAAGGTTGCGTACCGCTATTAGAATCAAGTTTAGTTCCGATTTGCTTTACCTTAACCTTCATTGGGTCAGCAAATGTGTGAGCGGTAACACAAGGAGCAATTCCATCTTCTCCATATATCAAACCTTGCTGACCGCCCGTTCCCCTATCTCCAACTACTTCAATCCGTTTGCTAATACCATATTGATTGCCTTCTGCGATAGGAAATACTCCTCGCCAATCTCCTCCTGTGGTTGTAGAATATCCGACAAGGTATATCCGCTCTCGGTTTTGGGGTAGAAACCAACTTGTATTAAGCAGTTGCCATTCAAGTCTATAACCCCCAATGTCGGCAAAGGCTTGGATAATCGCCCAAAAGTCTGCGCCATCATTTGAGGAGAATGTCCCTTTAACATTTTCCCAGACAAATACACTTGGTCGGCATTCGCTAATAAGACGGATTGCTTGGAGGACAAGAGAACTTCTTTGTCCTTCCATCCCCTTTCGGTTTCCTGCCAATGAGAAATCTTGGCAAGGACTTCCAAAAGTGATGAGGTTGATTCTTGGAAGGTCTGCTCCTCGAACATTGGTAACTGAACCGACATAGGTTGAGGTTGGAAATTGATGTTTGTAAACTGCGATTGCGTGTTTGTCTATCTCCGAGAAGTAGGATGTTATTTCATATCCTGCTCTCTCAAAGCCTAAATGGAATCCACCTATCCCACTAAACAAATCAAGGTGGTTAATCTTCATTTGTTGAATGTTGCTTCGTGCCATTGCTCAAATGGAACACTAACTGATGAATCGCGGTAAGCGTAACGCAAGTGTATGGTCTCAATAGTTTCAATGTCTTTTAGGATTGATTCTGACAGGCCACAGGTCTTGAGGTCTCGGAGTATTTGGGAAATAGTTTGCATTGTGTGATTGGTTTTAATTATTCTTCTGATGCTACGGTTGTTGCCCAATTCATCCATTTGATGTAGATGTCATCGGCAAGCTTTGGGGTTTCTCCATAAATGGATGTGGTGGGGTAAGCTACGGTATTGGTGTAGCCATCCTCATTGTAGGTCTCCTCAACGTAGGTGATGTCCATCTCGTACTCGTAGAAGTCAGCAACGTGGGCAAAGCCGAGCCACTTGGCAAGAATCTCATCGGAGTTCTTGTCATCGGGGTTGTAGTCCTCAAGGGCATCCCAATAAGACTGCGGCAGTAGGTCGGCATCTTCGAGCCAAAACTTTAGGTCGTTGTATGTAAATATCATATCCCAAGAAGTTCAAGAGTCCATAGGTATGCCCAAAACGTCAACGCAAGAGCGCAGAAGTAGGTGATGTTTTTAAGTAGTAGTTTCATCTGATTGGTATTAAATGTTCTCCAAATGTAATACAACTTTTTGGATTATTAACAATCAAAATAAAAATAAATAAAAAAAAGAGGACTACTTGCCCTCTCTGAATTGTGTGTAGCAAACTGCTACTGCTTGATCTTTGTCTGGGTACTCGCTTCCGATAGCCTCCAAGCAGCGTTGGATGTATTCGGATTGCTTTTCACCGCTTTGTACTTTAGGTATTGGCATATATCTTTTTTGCTTTTGTTAGATTTAAGAAACCAACAACCTTGTCTACCTTTTCTTTTCTTGCAAAGTCGGTTGTTGCGGGCATTTTTTTGGTCTGCCAATCTATTTCAACCGCAGATAAATTAAAAACATAGATGCCAACTGGGGTGGAGTTGATGTAGATTGGCGTTGTGCCAAACCTCGCAGCACGACTTATTAAATTATCATACTTCATCTTCTCAATAAGCAAATCATCGTAGTGCGTTCTTCGGCATTTTAACTCTATGTCATATTGATACTTTGCAGAATAACAAT